ACTTTAACAGCAGTCGCTGGAAATGGATACTGGATTGATACAACATCAAATACTTGTACAATTACTTTGCCAGCTTCAGCTAGTAATGGCGATGAAATTATGTTTGTCGACTATGCCAGAAACTGGGGAACAAACAAAATTATAATAGACAGCAATGGTTTAAACTATCAAGGTGAAGATGATACCTACACAGTAGAATATACAACAGATGGTCAATCAGTAAATATAGTTTATTCTGGAGCAACGAATGGTTGGATACCTACTCTGGATAAAGCTGTTGCCGATACACCTATCACAGGAAACACTGAAGGAATATTTGCTTATGGTTCTAGTGGTGCTGGTAGAGTTTCAATGTCTAATTTAGTTAATAGTAGTGGAGTTGTAGCAACCGATGTTACTGGAGTTGGAACTGCTAGGGATACTCCAGCGGCAACTGAATATGGAGATGATAAAGGAATATTTGCTTATGGTAATACTGGTAGTGTTACTGCGGTGAGTAATTTAGTTTCTAACGCTGGAGTGGTAGCAACGGATGTTTCAGGAGTTGGAACAGCTAGGAAATCTCTAGCGGCATGTGGTTACGGTGAAGACAAAGGAATATTTGGTTTTGGTAGTACTGGTAGTTTTGTTTCAATGACCAATTTAGTAACCAATGCAGGAGTGATAGGAACAGATGTAACAGGAGTTGGAACTGCTAGGTATTTGCTGGCAGCAACCCAATATGGAACGGATAAAGGTATCTTTGGTTTTGGTTCTAGTGGTTCTGGTGATGGTGTTCTAACAGGAGTAACCAATTTAGTATCCAATGTTGGAGTAGTGGCAAGTGATGTATCAGCAGTAGGAACAGCTAGGAATGGTGTAGCGGCATGTAGTTATGGTGAAGACAAAGGAATATTTGGTTATGGTGATACTGGTAGTGTAACAGCAGTAACCAACTTAGTATCAAATTCTGGTGTAGTGGCAACTGATACATCAGGAGTGGGAACTGCTAGAAGGTATCTAGCGGCAACTCAATACGGATATGATAAAGGTATCTTTGGTTATGGTGATACTGGTAGTTATGTTTCAATGACCAATCTAGTATCTAATGCTGGAGTTGTAGCAACCGATGTAACAGGAGTAGGAACTGCTAGAGGTTATTTAGCGGCATGTTCTTTTAATTAATATTATGGCACAAAAATTTAACACAGAATTCAATTACAGATACCAAGTTATAGGAAATACGCCTTGGGAAAGAATTAAAACATTAAAAGGATTTCTTGAAGGTAGAATAAGAGCAATGGCACTTGAAGAAGTTGGTAAATTAAAACATCAGGCAAAACTTTCAAAACTAAAGTATTTAAAAAATGGTGGAGAAGGTTTAGAACATGAAATTTTAGAACTTAAAGCTGAAATTATGGAAGCTGAAAGCCATGAAGAAACTTTAAAGGAAGCCTTTGAACTTACCAAAGATGAAATTAAAATTCTAAAAAAACTGTTAAAGGAACTCTATGTTATTGCAGAACCTACAAGAATTAAAGGCTACACTGATGAACAAATGTTTGAGGCAAATGCCGCAAATGAATTTACTGTTGATATTGGTAGAGAAATTCAAGCTGAAATGATTGCTAATGGTAGACCATCGCCAGCTAAATTAAGAAATGCTATGAGTAATCCTTATACTTGGAACGCATTAAAACAAGTTGGATTAATACCTCAAAAAACAAAAATACTAGAAGGCAATATTAATCCAAAATTAAAAATAGAACTTAAAGGAGTAGAAGATGAAACTGTATAAACTGGAGTCAAGTAACTTTGGAGCCTTTTTTGGTGGACCAGAACCAGAAAACCGTATTCAAAGAGATGTTATAAGAATAGCACAAACACCAAGTTATGATGCTTTTTTATATTTGTCTAATGAAACCTATGATGAATTGGAATTATTAAATTCCGTTCCAACAGGATTTGATTTTACCTATTGTCAAGAATGGGGTTTAACAGTTGATGATGATGTCATTGATAGAGTTATTATAGATTTAAGAAAAAAAGCCTATCCATCATGGCAAGACCAATTAGACGACATCTATCACAATGGAATTGATGGTTGGAAAGCAACAATTAAATTAACAAAGGACAAATACCCTAAATAATGGTAATATAAAATTATGGCATCAATAATAAAAGTAGATAAACTAGACCCACAATCAGGAACAGCCTTAGAAGTTGGTTCATCAGGAGATACTATCAATGTTCCTTCAGGAGCAACTTTAGATATTAATTCAGGTGCAACACTTACCAACTCTGGAACAGCAACAGGTTTCGCAAGCATTGCTTGGCAGTCCGTAGTTACTGCTTCAACTTTAACTGCAGTAGCAAGTAGAGGTTATCCAATTAATACAACTTCAAATGCTTGTACAGTTACACTTCCAGCTGGTTCAGTTGGAGATACAATAGAATTTGTGGATTATGCTGGAACTTGGGACACTAATGCTGTCACTCTTACAGCCAATGGTTCAGAAAAAATTAAAGGTTCAACTGATGATTGGCAATTAAGTAGTGAACGACAAGGAATTAAAATAGTTTATGTAGATGCTACACAAGGCTGGGAAGCTATTACTGGAGTTAATGAAAGTGCTCCAGCAATACATCCACCTAGATATGATATAGATTTTTTAGTAATTGCTGGTGGTGGTTCAGGAGGCTCATATAGCAATGCTGGCGGTGGTGGTGCTGGAGGTTATAGAACAGCAACAGAAGCAGTTAGAACAGGAACAGAAATTACAATAACAGTAGGAGATGGTGGTGCTTCTGCAACTACTGCTGTTGGAAATAACGGTTCAGCTTCTTCATTTTCAGGTTCAGGTTTAACAACAATTTCTTCTGCTGGAGGCGGTGGCGGCGGTAAAGGCACAACAGGTGGAGAAGGTCTTGATGGTGGTTCTGGTGGCGGCGGTGGAAATGATTATGTTGGTGGAGCTTCGTCTCCTGTAACATCCCCAGTTCAAGGATATGCTGGCGGTGATGGGCTTCATATTGCTTCTGCTTATGGCGGAGGAGGCGGCGGCGGTTCTTCTGAAGTTGGCGAAGATGGTAGTGGTTCTAAAGGTGGCGATGGTGGTGACGGAGTTGCATCTTCTATATCTGGTTCTTCAGTAACAAGAGGAGGCGGCGGCGGTGGAGGAACTGATACTACTGTTGGTGCTGGTGGAGCTGGCGGTGGTGGTGCGGCTAGTAAGACTGGTAGCGGAACTGCTGGAACTGTAAACACAGGTGGCGGTGGAGGAGCTAATGAAAGTAGTGTTGCTAGTGGAGCAGGCGGAAAAGGTGTTGTTATTTTAAGTATGCCTGATGCAAATTATTCAACAACAACAACAGGTTCACCAACAGTTGCTACAGGTCAAGGCGCTGGTTCCGATACAACAACTTTAATATTTACAGGAGATGGGAGTTACACAACATAATGGCTAGTTTTGCAAAAATAGGATTAAATAATAAAGTGATTGAAGTTCACTCAGTACATAATAATGAATTAAAAGATAGTAATGGAGTTGAACAAGAAGTTAATGGAATAGATTTTCTAACCAAATTAACTGGATGGGCTATTTGGAAACAAACATCTTATAACACAAGTGGTGGAGTTCATAAATTAGATGGAACACCTTTAAGAAAAAATCATGCTGGTATAGGATATACTTATGACGAAGATAGAGATGCATTTATACCATCTCAAACTTTTCCAAGTTGGACATTAAACGAAGATACCTGTCTTTGGGAAGCACCAGTTATTAAACCTGATGATGGAAAAAGATATAACTGGAATGAAGAAATTACAAATTGGGAAGAAATAGTATAAGCAAAATAGAAAAATCTACAGATAGTACTCACATTTAGGTCTTCCATCTTGGTTTAAACGATGATATAATTCTTAAATGGAGGCAGGGCACCACCACACCCCCTGCTTCTTTCTAAGGATTATATTTTATGTTATTAGGCTTTGGCGCATTTTCAGAATACCCTATTTCTTCGGCAGGACCCGAGAATAATGTAACTATTTCAGTTACCGGCAATCAAGTAACTATTAGTATTGGAGATACTAATATTAGTGCGGATTCTATTGTAGAAATCCCTACTCCAAGTCAGGTTGTTTTAGGTTTTGGTAGTGTAACTATTACAGGAGATGCGAATCTTAGCGTCACAGGCTCTCAAGTAACCCTAGGCACAGGGAATGTCACAGTGACGGCAGGAGCTACCGTTTCTCCAAGCGGAAATAGCCTTGTAATTTCAAGCGGAACTGTTACAATAACTGGAGACGCAAATGTCGATCCTACAGGCAGCACGCTTACGCTTGCTACAGGAACGACCCAAGCAATAACATGGAGTGAAATTATTCCAGGCGCAACTATGGTCTGGACACCAATAGACCCGGGAACATAATATTATGGCATCAACTTATTCAACAAACGCACAATTAGAGCTCATAACAACTGGTGAAAAAGCTGGTTTATGGGGCACTATAACTAATACAAACTTACAAATCGTAGAACAAACTTCTACAGGAGTACTCGACGTAGATATATCTGCAGGAAGTTCTACACTGGTTTTAACAGACGGAGCTCAATCATCAGGAAAAAATATCTACTATAGACTTTATGGTACTTTAGCTGCTAGCCGAACAGTCACAATGCCTGGTACTGCTGAAAGAGTTTGGATCATGAAAGATGATACTGTTAGAGGAACTTCCAATTATACTGTTGGAGTTTTAACGGCTTCAGGAACCGAGCAGCCTATTCCTCCAGGAGCAACAGTTTTATGTAAATCAAATGGAACACAAACAGTAGTTACTCTTCTTGAAAAAGGATATGCAACTATTACAGATTCAAACAGTCCTTATACGGCTGTAGCCGGTGCACAAATTTTTGCCAACACAACAGCAAACCCTATTACCGTTAATTTACCGGCTTCTCCTAGTGTGGGAGATGAAGTAATGGTTATGGATACCAGAGGAACTTGGAATTCAAATAACTGTACCATAGGAAGAAATGGACAGCCCATTAATACTGCTACATCTGATTTAACCCTCAGTACAGATAGTCAAGCCATTACCCTAGTGTATGTAGATGCAACTAGAGGCTGGGCTTACAAAACCAATACAGCTTAGGAGCTAAACTTATGGCTCTCTTTGAAATGAAATTTCAACCGGGTGTCGACAAGCAGGACACTGCTGTCGGAGCAACCGATCGTTGGATAGCTTCAGACAATGTTAGATGGAGATATAATCTTCCAGAAAAAGTAGGAGGGTGGTCTTCTTTATTAACGGACACCATTGTGGGTGTCGCTAGAAAGCAACACGCATTTGTCGATACTGATGGCAATAAATATGTAGCCATTGGTACTGATAAATTTTTACTTATATATTTTGAAGGAACTCTTTACGATATAACACCTTGGCGTTCTGATAATGCTGGGGCTCAAACTGAATTTACTGGTTCAACATTAGCAACAGATAGTACTACAAATAAGCAATGTACAATCACTACCTCATCAAATCATAGTCTAGAAGTAGGAGATATTATTGTTTTAAACACTGTCACCCTGCCGGGTGGTACGGGGTTACTTGCTACGCAGTTCGAAGATAAAAAATTTCAAGTTTTAACTGTTCCAACTTCTGTAACTTTTACAATTGATTCATTAAACCAAGCTTCTTCTGTCGTTGCAACAGGTGGAAGTATGAAAGTTCAACCTTATGCAACCGTTGGTCCAGCGGCTCAAACTTATGGCTATGGGTTTGGTGTGGGTAGTTATGGCGGAACAATTCCCGGAGCTCAGACGGATAACTTAGACGGAGCTTTAAATGCGGATACAGCTGGTACAGGTGGCGTCGGAACAAGTATTACTTTAGATTCTACAACTGGTTTTACTTCAACAAATGGAACTATTTTAGTTGACAATGAGTTGATTAAATACAGCGCTATTTCATCAAATGATTTAACAACTATTACTAGAGGAGCTTATGGAACTGCAACTACTGGAACTTCAAATGGACAAGCTCATAGTGATGGTGCACAAGTTTTTGATGCAACCAATTATACTCAATGGGGAAATGCAGTTAATGCTTCAGACGTTACACTAGAACCAGGTCTCTGGTCACTAGGAAACTGGGGTGAAGTTTTAGTTGCAACGATTGCAAATGGAAAAACATATACATGGAATTCAGGGATTAGTGGATCAGCAAGATTTACCAACAGAGCTTCAATGACAACAACGAGTTATGTAACCGCAATTAGTGGAACTCAAGGAAATCCTACAGCTAGTAGATTAACTCTAGTTTCTCCAACAACTCGACACTTAATTCATTTTGGAACTGAAACAACTATTGGAACAGACTCTAGTCAAGATGATCTGTTTATTAGATTCTCGGATCAAGAAGCTATTAATACATTTGCTCCCACAGCGGACAACAGTGCTGGTACACAAAGACTTCAAGATGGTACAAAAATTATGGGTGCCATTAAAGGAAAAGAAAATATTTTAGTCTGGACTGATAATGCTCTCTACTCTATGAAATTTGTAGGAGCACCATTTACCTTTGGTTTTGAACAAGTTGGTACAAACTGTGGATTGATTGGACAGAACGCATGCTGTGAAATTGACGGTGTGGCTTATTGGATGGGAAATAATGGTTTCTTCTCATTTGATGGTACTGTTAATACTTTATCCTGCTCAGTAGAAGATTATGTTTACAACGACTTTGATACCACTAAAGGTCAACAAGTATATGCTGGTATCAATAACTTATTTACAGAAGTAATTTGGTATTACCCAAGTTCTGGTGAAACCTACAATGACAGATATGTCGTATATAATTATGGAGAAAGAACTCAACTTCCAACAGGAGTTTGGTATACAGGAGTTAATACTAATTCTATTAGAACCACGTGGATTGATTCTATTGTTTATCCTAACCCTTATGCAACTCAATTTAATAATTCGGCAACCGGGACTTTTCCAAGTATCATTGGTGAAACAGGATTAGGTCAAACCGTTTACTTTCAACAAGAAACTGGAACCGATCAATTAAACCCTGATGGATCCACAACTGCTTTAACTTCTTCTCTGCAATCTTATGACTTTGCCATTCAAACTGATAAAGGTCTGGGAGAATATTTTTTAGCGATGAGAAGATTCATTCCTGACTTTAAAACTTTAACCGGTACAGCTAAAGTAACAATATCATTAAAAAATTTTCCTTCGTCTTCAGGGACAGATAGTACCTTAAGTCCTTTTAGTGTACTGTCTAGTTCTACACAATTCAATACTCGAGCTAGAGGAAGATATGCAAGTGTTAAAATAGAGAACGAAAGCGCTGGTGAAGACTGGAGATATGGTACTTTCCAAGTAGATGTTCAAGCGGATGGGAGAAGATAATGGCTAAAATAGTAGTAAGATTACCAGAACCTAGAAAAGAATATACAGAAGATAACCAAAGACAAATCAACAGAGCTATTAGTTCTGTTATAGAACAACTTAATTCAACATACATGCAACCTGATAAGGATGATCAAGAAAGGTTTAATTTCTTTTTAAGCTAATGGCAAACGTATATAAAAATATTCAAAAATTATTAGACAGCGCCAGTCCCACACAGGAAATGTATCTTGTTCCTGATGAAACAACTTCTATTGTAAAG